AAGGCAAGAACTCAAAATCAGATGCAGTTGTTCCAGCTTCTAATTGTACGCCTGTAATGTACCATTCGTTTGATGTGCTATCTGCAAGGTTGACATTTCCTACTGCTCTGTTTGCATTTGTTATACTTTCCCAAGATGTTGCTAAAGTACCAGATGTAAAATTAGTTCCAGCACCTAACCAAAATTGCAAAGCAAAACTATTATTATTATCATTGTCAAGTGTTCCTGTTGTATCTCCAGCGTAAGTAATAGTTTTCTTTTCCCAAGTATCAGCAGTATCTATTGTGTAAGATTTTGATATATTTCTACTATTATCATTATCTCTTAATTGAGTTATGTATGTGCCTGTTTTATTTGATTTAACCCAGAATGAAACTGTTAAACTTTCAGCAGAGGAAGTTCCTTTTTTAAGATATTGTAAATTTTGACCTTCCAACGGTTGTTGAAGAATTAAATAATCATTAGTAGCTGGTGAAGCATCAGCAGTAGTACAATCCATTTTTAATGATTTAGCAAAACCTTGACCAGTTGGTACATCAGTATCTTGTGAAATTGTAAATGCACCCATGTTTTGATTTGCAAATGCAAATCTGTCTACAGTGTCATAAGTTCCACTAGCATCACCAGCACTTGCTTGTGAAGTTCCTCTTTGTGCTATGCTCATGTCACCATTGATGATGATGTTTCTAAAATTTTGTTGGCTTCCTGTAGATAGTTTTGGATTAGTTACAACTCCGTCAGCTATATCGTTAGTTTCTAAAACTGCATCTGCTGGTTTTGAACCTATATAACTCATTAAGATACATCTGTTAAAAGTTGTAAGTGAACATCAGCATTACCACTAGCACTATCGCTTTGAGCCTGTATCTTGTCACTTGTTTGTAAAACTATTTTAGGAAGTTCAATAGATGAGCCTGTAGGTAATGGAACATTTTCAAATATAAATTTTGAAGCATTTGCAGAAGAATCATATTTTTTTAAACTAACTAAAATTGAAGTTGTTGTTGTATTTGAAATAGTACCAGCAATAACAAGTGATTTATTACTTGCAGTATAAACATCTGTTAAAGTTGCGTCAGTTAAACTTATTTGTGCGTCATTAAAATTATTAGCCATATTTTATCCTTTTATCCTAAAGCGATTGCAAATGGAATAGCACTTGGGTCAGTTTCTGTAATAGAAACACCACTAGGAAGTGTTATTGCGTTAGTTGATGTATTTACTGAAAATAATGTTAGATCATCTGTTCCATCAAACAGTTTCATAGCGATAGTATCTGTTGCAGAATTATCTAGCCAAATAGTTCCAGCTACTGCTGAACTTGGTCTTGAAGCACCTAAGTGGCCTGTGTTTAATGCGTCTAAGCTACTGTTTAAAGTAGTTCTGAAAGTTGCGAATGTTTGGTTATCAACTGCTATCTGTGTTACTTGTGACATATTTTATCCTGTTCCTCTTGCTTGAAAATCAAAAGTTCTGTCTATACTTGTACCAGACGAATTAAAAAATTCAATAGTAAATCCTGTTGTACTTTTATTTGTAATTGTGAAAAAATCTCCTGTTGCCATGTTTTGACCACTAATTATTATTGCTGGATTTAATCTAAATGCACTTGAATATGTAATTGCTTTGCCACCTGTTCCACTAGATATATCTGCACCTGATTCTATTTTTTCTTTTAAACTAGCTGTAACAGAAAGTGTATTAACTAGAGTTCTTGAATCTTGATCAGCAGAAGTAAATAATGCCTTAAATTTAAAATATCGACCTGAAAACTCTCCTGTTGTAAAGTTTTGAAAAGCACTAAAAGTAACATTATCATCACTTGTTGCTATTTGTAATATTGTGTTACTATTCTGAACTGTCTTACCATCAAAAGGGTCTGGTGTTCCACTATCTATTAAAGTTGTACTATCTGGTCGTCCAGCATCAATATAATTAGCAACATCTTCTACAATTTGCAAAACATTGGATTCAAACTTAGCTTTAAATACTGCTGGTAGTGTAATTGTGTTTGTAAATTCATAAGTACCTGAACTTGGAACAGATGTTGTAGATACACCTAATGTTCCTGTTGCAGTTAAACCAAGATGATTAGCTGAATTTTTTGTAACTATTTCTAGGTTTGTTTTAGTACCAGAAAATGCTGTGTGTTCGTTAATAGTTGTTTCTATCGTATAATTAACTGTTTCTATATTTGAAACAATTAAAGTTTCTTTAAGTGATTGGTTTCCTCTCTTATCTTCTGCTTTAATTAAATAAGTACCTTTAGAAAAAGGAACTGTAACAGTTGTGGCTGGTCGTCCAATTTTATCTATTATATTTTTAGAATTAATCCATGTAGCCCCTGTGGTATTAGCATTATGTTTAATAACATAATATGATAAATCTAAATCAGTTACTGCGTCCCAACTTAATATTGCTTGATCGCCTACTACATTAATTGAAAAGTTTTGAACATTACTAGGTGGTGCAGATTGACCAACTACAGTATGAGTAGCAGTTATATAGTCTGATCTTACACCAGCTGTATTTACATATCTAACTCTTACATAATACAAAGTATCATCTTTAACATTTAAGACTTCAAATCTTGATTGTTTGCCTGAACCTACTTCTGAATATAAAGAGCCATCTTCTGAAATTTCTACTTCAAAATAATCAAAAAATGCGTCTGGTGGGTCTAATTCTTCTCCACCACCCTCTCCACCTATAAATCCTAAAGATTGATCTAATGGAAATAAATCAATTAATAATTTAGTAATAATTACACCATCATTATATGCAACAATAGTATCTGATAAATACATAAAATTACTAACAGTTGTTAAATCTATTGTTGTAAATGGGTCTGGTAATGTTGTTGTAGGTGTTGAACTAATTACAGATTTAGAAGTCCATGAATAATGAGAGGCTTGATACTCAACTAAATTTAAACTTACTGTATAATCTTCATTAAATGTTATTGATAAGACTCTAAAGGCTTTATTAGAAAATCCTAAAGAACTATGTGTAATATTAACTAATTCTCCAACTAATAAATCATAAGCGTTAAAATCTACTGTTATTTGTAATACCAATGCCTCTCTTGATCTTCTTAATATAATTTCTGCCATTTCTTCTGCTTGATAAGGAGAAGTTAATGTAGGAAATTCAAAACGACCTTCTAATAAAATTCCACCATCTTCTGTTTTCATTGTTGCGTGTTGATCTGCACTTGGTAATCCAGAATCATCAATAGGTGGATATTGAATTTCATCTACTTGGAAATTTCTTGCTGGATTAATATAAGAAACAATAACTCTATTAAATTTAGAATTTTTATCTGGGCTTGATAATACATAACCATTAAAGATATTATCTTCTGTTAAAGTTATTGAAGCTGACCCTGTTGTTTCAATAATTAATTTATATTTACCTTGAGAGTATGGTAAAAAACCTCTGCAACCTTTAATAAGTTCTCTTAGATTATCAATTACTTTTCTTCCTGTATCTAATACACAGTTAGTATCAAATATATTAATATCACTACCACCTGAATATGGAGTAACTTGTGTTTCGCAAACAACCGAAGCATCATAAAAACTTTGTAAATCAATATCAGTTGTTGCTAAACCTTTTCCATATCTTGTGTTTCTTAAATAGTCTAAAATACAAAATGCTGGATTTGTTGAATAAGATTCAGTTTGTTCAGCTAAATTAGAATCAAGTGTTACAATCTTTTTACCTTTAATTTTAACTTTAACTTGAGGAACACCACTAAAAATATCTTGATTCCATTTAAATCTAAAGGCTAAATAACAAATACCTCTTAATCTATGATTAGAACCCCAACCAGATAAAGAAGTTAAAAGACTACTAGCAACTTGATCGTCTTTACCCATAAAACATTGAACTCTAATATTAGAGCCATATTTCCCACCACTTGAGCTTCTTGTTGTTCCATGAGTTAAACTACCTGACCAACTTACAAGTGTGTCGTCAATATAAATTTGTTCTACAGAATTTATTTCTCCCTCTGCTAAAGCAAGAGCCATGTATAAATAATTATTTGAACTTCCTGAGCTTCTTAAAAAGACTCTTGTTCCACCTATCATTCTCTCTCCATAAACAACAGGAATAGATGCGTCATTAGATTGTTTGTTAAGTATAATACCTTGCTCATAATTATCCATAGCTGATGAGCCAAACGAACCTACACTACCTGTGCCACCAGCATCAAATGATGGAAAAGATGGTGTAACCCATGAAACAGCTTTTTGAACTACATTGACAGCAGTTTTTACAACTTTTTTAATAACATTAGTTACTGTTTTACTTACTTTTTTAACAGTTCTTTTTACAGTTCTT